TCTTGCAGACCAGTCCTCGCCGCTTCCAGTCGCGGGCCGCTGCTCGCACGGGCACCCGCACGCTGTACTCGAGGCAGGCCCACCACTGCGATCGGGTGCCGCCTCGGAAGTTCTCGATGGCCCGCATCATCCCCTCGCCAGCCGCCGAGTCGACCTCGTCGACGTGCAGCCACTTCGGAGCCATACGGCGGGCCATCTTGACCGCGGCCTTGTAAGCGTGGAGCTCGGTGATCCCGTCCGGAAGCATGGGCTGCCTCCACGCAAACGAGGGGGCCTCCTTGCCCCAGCTCGCCCCACCACGGGTCTCCAGGGATCAGACGTAGGGCTTGTGAAGGGCGTAGCAGGTGCTGTTCGCACCGCCGCCACCGCTTGCCACGACGAAGCCGAAGAGCGCGTTATTCGTGCTCACGGTCGTGACCTTGTTGTTCGTGTCATCCCACCACACCTTGGCGCCGGTGGCCGCGTTGTTGAGGTTCACCACGGCGTAGACGCCACCGCCCGCCGCGAGAGCGCCCTGCGTGTTGTTCGTGATGTCCACGTGGGCGATGCCGCACGTGAAGCCGGTCGTGTTGCCGACCAGGATCACCTGGCCAGCCGCCACGTTGCCGCTCGAAGGGGTGTAATCGACCATCACGGGGTCGCCGTGGCGGAACGTCGTATCAGCCATCTCAGACCTCCAACGGGATAGAGGCCGGGGGTCTCACCACGGCCAGGGACTCGGTCACTGAAAGGAGCGATCCACCCGCCTCGAGCAAGGCGTCGACCGCCTCGGTCACGCCCGGGTCAGTCGCGGAGCGATAGTCGTGGAACGCCAGCAGGCCGCCGGGTGCGAGCATCGGCACCGCCTCGGCGATGTCCGACTCGACGCTTGCCCGATCGTGAGCTCCGTCGATGTAGACCAGGTCGTAGGGGCCGTAGGCTGCCGCGCGGCTGCGATCGAGCGGCTTGGCCAGGACCCGGACCCGGTCGTAGACGTGATGCTTCCGCAGGTTCTCCAGGAACGGCTTCAGCGTGTCCGCTGGCAGAGCCGTGCCCCGTCCGTCGTGCGGGTCGACCGATACGACCGACAGGGCCGTGCGGGCCATGCAGACCGTCGAGAGGCCGAGGTAGGCACCGACCTCGAGCACCCGCTTGCCTCTGGCCAGATCGGCGAGGGCCTTGCCTTCCTCGAACCGCAGCCAACCGTTGATCTCCGGCATCGTGAACCGCTCGCTCGGGCCGAGCGGAAGCACCGTCTCGTCGACCCACGCCGAGTCGTACGGTTGGCCGAAGGGATGCTCATTGCTCCATCGCCAGGCACCCTCATGCATAAGCCGGATCTTCCGGGTGCATCCGACCTTCAGGCCAAGTTCATGCAGCAGCCTGCTGAAGTACCAGTCTTCCGGCTCGCATTCGGGCTTGTAGCTGTTCGAGGCCTTGTCGAACACGATCCGGTCGTTGATCGTGAACCGGACCTTCTTCGCCCACTCAAAGTCGAACCGGCAGACCCAGAGGCCGGTGTTGAGGAGCAGCGGGTGCCCGACGTCCGCGCTCGTGAACGTCTCCGGCAGCCGCTGCACCTCTGTCGTCGTCAGCCGTGCCAGGGGCCGCCAGGTGTCGCCGTCGGGACGCTGGAGCGCGATCGAGGTCAGGCCGAGGGAGTCCTTGATCGGAACCGCCGCACCGAGGATGTCGAGGTCGTTGGCTTCAAGCTCCGCGATCATGTCGTCGAGCCACCAATCTTGCGGCCCGACGTCGGAGTGCTGCATGGCGAAATACTTCGGCGCCATGCCCTGGTGCGCCAGGTTCAGCGCGATGCACCAGAGATCATTGAAGTTGGCCGCCAGCAGAGAGCCATGCTTGTAGACCTTGACAGTCTCGGAGTCCGGCAGGCGGGTCGACCTCCAGAAGCCACGCGCGGCGAGCGAGGTCATGTCGCCGTAGCCCGGCATCCCCAGCACGACCGTCGGCCCGCTCATTCGGGCACCGCCTTCAGATCGACCGCGGGCACACCCTTCGCCTTGCGGCCGGGCAGTTCCGCAGCCCAGCCGCGCTCGAGCAGTTCGGCGCCCGCCACGTCGTCGACGTCCACGATGGAGCCGTGGGTGGCGTCGGCCAGGCCGAGCCGCTTGGCGTCGGCGTGCCCGATGTTCAGTAGCAGTCTCAGTTTCATGTGAATGGTCCCGTGGTGTGGTGGTGAGGTTGGGGCGTAGTCCTTCACGCCCCGCCGCGGTCAGGCGTCAAGCCGCGCCCTTGCTCTTCACTCCGGCGCGGTACTCCTGGAGGTTCACACCGAAGTCGTGATACCCCCGCATCTGGATGCCGAGCACGTTGAAGTCGGCATCGGCCGACTCGACGACCGGCTCCTGGCGGCCGTTGAGGAACGCCACCTCGATCACCGCGAGCTCGGCCGGGTTGGCCAGGAGGTACCAGGCCGCGGCCGAGTAGCCGGTGTAGCCGGAGTTCGACAGGTAGACCGAACGCACGACGCGGTACTTTCCGGCGTGCGGGTTGGCCGTGCCGAAGGTCGTGTTGGCGGTCGTGTCGCGGTACTCGGTCGACGCCATGAGGGCCGCGGCCGTCGCGTTGAGGGCGTTGGGCACCAGCAGGATCGTCGGCTGGATCGCGACCGGGTCGCCATCGGGGTCGGTGAGGTTCATGAAGGCCGTCTCGCCGCGGGTCAGGCCTTCAATGTTCATCCGCGAGTCGTTCGTGCCAGCGGTGGCACCCTCGATGTAGTTTCCTCGGCCGCTGGTGAAGAAGGTCGAGTTGTCGAGGAACTCCGTCCAGAAGACGTTGTTCAGCTTGAGCGCGGCACCGCGGCCGAGCTTCATCGGCACGTCGGTCAGCGCGCCAAGGTCGTCATTGATGATCGCCGTCCGGGTGATGGCGAACATCTTGCCGTAGGTGTCGGCCTGGTTGGTGTAGCTCGTCTCGTCGATGGTCGCGTGCTTCAGCTCGCCCGAGGGCCCGACCTTCTCGTAGGTGAACCCGCCGGTCATCCGGTAGCTGGTGATCTGCTTGAAGTCGCGGACGTTGCGGGTCGCCCCGATCTCACGCCACGCGGCCTCCACGGCGTTGAAGCCCTGGAGCAGGAACTTGTTGGCCGTGTTGCCGAGGATGCCGGAAAGGCTCATCGTCGAGAAGCCGCTGGCCTGGATGCCCCGGCCGAAGGCGTGCTCGAGGATCGCCCGCACGTCGGTCGAGGTCGGACCGCTGTAGCCGTTCTCGCGGGCCGCCATCGAGAGAATGTCGCGGAGGCCCAGCCCGGTCGGGAAGCGCTGATGGCTAGCATCGAGCGTCTGCTCGTCGAAGTGCTTCTCGATGTCCCGCAATCCGCCGGCCTGGCAGAGGGCGGCCTCCAGCACTTTCACCGACGCTTTCTCGGCACCCTTGCGGACGATGCCGCCAGGGGCACGCATGGCCCGCAGCAGGGCGAGCTCGAACTCGGTGACGCTCGCCTTCGACTCGATGGCGATCTCGGCCATCTTGCCGATCTCAGCCGCCAGCGCGGGGCGGTCGTCGATGGCCTGCTTGGCGATCTTGGCGATCTCCGCGATCCGCTGCTCGTCCTGGTTGGCCGCCTCGATGGCGTCGGCCAGGGTCTGCCGCGCGGAGACGGTCGGCTTGGCCGCCGGAGCCGGGGCCGGCGCCGGTGTGGGCGCGGGGGCCGGCGTCTGCTCGGCCTTCCATGCGGCCTCCAGGGCCGACTTCTGCACGTCATTCAGGGCCGCCGGGTCGAAGCCCTTGGCCGCAAGCCACTGCTCGAAAGTCATGGCTGTGCCTTTCTGGTGCACAGTGCCAACGGGATTCGACGCCGCCACAGCGGCTGACGTCTGAGAGTCCGCACCGATCGCGACGAACGATGTTTCCTGCAGCCGCGCCTCGCGAGCGATCAGGATCGGCCCGCTCACCTCGCGACCGTTGACGATCGCCTTCTCGCCCGCCTTCACGAATTCCTGGCGGACGATCGAGGCCCCGATCGAGGCTTGCCACTCGAAGCCGTTCTTGGCGTGCATCACGACCTTGGCCGAGTCCGCGTCGTCGCCGGTGATTGTGCCGGTGATTCGCACGCCCGCGGAGTCGATCGTCGGCGTGCCCTGGCCCACGATCCGGCTGGAGTCGTGGTCAAGCAGGATCGGGATCCGCTCGCGGCTGGCCTTCAGGCCGTTCAGGTCGACGATCACGGGGCTGTAGAAGCCGCCCACGATCATCGGCGCGCCGGTGTAGCCGACGATCGAGAACGTGGGCCGCTTGCCATCGCCGGCAGCCGCCTCGATGGTGACGGTGCCAGTCGTGCGGATGGCGTTCAGCGTCGGGCCGTTGGCCCGGATCATCAGGTCAGTCTTGGGCATCGGTCGCATCCTCCGCCGGTGTGGGTGCTGGCGTGGTGGCCGGAGCCGCTTCGACCGGCGTCAGCCCCAGCTCGGCCATCAGCTTGATCTCTTCCGATCGCTGCCGGAGCCGCTCGCGCCAGTCGTGGCCGCGCCGAGCCCACTCGTCGGCGAGGGTCGTTGTGTGCGAGGTCAGCCGCGTCGTCGCCGCGTTGGCTTCCTTCTCGGGATCGACGTGCTCAGGGCCGTCCCAGAACCACTGATGCGGCCAGCCCTCAAGCCGATCGGCCGGCTGCGACACCACGCCGGCGAGGTAGGCTTCCTCGATCCACGCGCGGAACACCCGGTCGAGCACCGCGGTCTCGAGGTGATACTGATCGACGGCGAGCGAGCGGTAGTAGGTCTGATGATCGAGCCGGCCAGAGGCGTAGTTGTAGGCCGCCGAATTCCCCGCCGCGACGTTGAACGGGACGTTCAGGCAGCGGGCAATCTCGTTGAGGATCTCCCGCTTGAACATCTCGTACGTCGTCGCCGGCTGCTCGGCCTTGAGCTGGGCCAGCTTCCACCCGGCGGGCAGGGTGGTCATCATCCGCTTCTCGATCTCGAGAGTCTCGAACGGCTCGCCCTCGACCGCGTCAGACTCCGCTGGCAGCTCGGAGAACAGCACCGCCGCGAAGTCCGCGGCCGTCTCTGCCGCGGCGAGCACCGCCAGCGTGTAGCGGCGAAGCTGGGCGAACAGCGGGATCGCGGGGGTGATGTCGGGGATCCCCCGCGCCTGCCCGGGGCGGTCCATGCGGAACCAGTGGAGCATCAGGCTGGCCGGTATCCGCGTGTAGGCCAGCAGCCGACCCACCCGCATCTCGTCGCCAGGGTGATCGTCGAGCAGGTGGTACTCGGAAGGGTTGCCGAACCGGTCGAAGGTGATCCCGTCGACGTTCTGAGGGCTCGTCAGGTACTGATTCGGCGTCGCCACCTGCTCGGCCTCGACCAGGCGGAGGTCGAGCTGCACCGTGGTCGGTAGCCGGGGGTTGGTCACCAGCAGCGCGAAGGCCTCGCCGTCGACAGTGCGGGCCTTCTTCATCACCCGCAGCTTCTCCGCCAGCCCCACCGCCGCCGCCCATGCGTCAAACTCGGAGGCGATGCGGGCGTTCTCGTCGGTGTCGTCGGTCTGGAGCTGGAGCCGCGGCCCGGTGCCGACCAGATCGTTCGCCAGCGTTTCGACGATGCCGCGGCAGTAGCTGTTGTTCGCCGCCTCGTACCTTGCCCGCTCGCGAAGCCTTCGCCGCACCTCGGGCGAGTTGGCCGATCGGGCCGAGAGCGAATCGGTCAGCCCCCAGAGACGGGAGTTGTCCGTGTTCGTCTGGGCCGCGTCGTACCGCCCACGCACGCGCGGGGCGCGGACGGAGAACGGTCGGCCGTCGGGGCCGAGGATCTTCGCGGGCTGGATCGCCATGTCGGTCAGTCGATCCCTGGAGGCACGAGCTTCGTGAACCGCACGCCACGGGCGCCACTGGAGGCCGCGGCCTTGGAGGCTAGGTAGCGATCCGCCTCGATCAGGTCCGGCAGCGGCTGCTGCTCGACCTCGCCGGCGTCCCCCTTCACCCGCTTCGGACCCGCCACCGCTGCGGCGAGCGCGTCCTCGGCGGTCTGTGCGTTCTCGGCGTCGGTGGCCATGTCAGGCTCTCCGCTGTTTCTGGAGCTCGCGGAAGCTCACCCGCTTGCGTTCCGGAGGCTTGTGGCCCGCCTCGCTCATCTCGCCGAGAGCTGCACCCTGGATCGAGGCCGCCACCGCCGCGCCCACCAGGCAGTCGAGCAGGTGGTTGTCGGGCCGGTCGGGCCGCAGCTTCCACTCGTCGACCTGGCGTCCTCGTCCCTCGGTCCGCACCCGGAACTCGGCACACACCTGGTCGGCCAGCATCCGGTGAGTCTCAGGCTTCTCCCCGAACAGACTGAGGCAGCCGCGGTCACCCATCGCCACCGCCAGCCGCGCGTGCACAAAGCTCTTCCAGAAGTTTGAGTCAAACACCACGTACCGGACGGACCGCTTGCCGCTGACGTTGGGCTGCCGCCAGTTCAGGCCGACCCGGTCCCCCGGCTTCCTCGGCCACTCCCGCATCGGGTTCGAGCTCGCCCCCACGTAGCGCCCGTGGCTCGGCATCACGATCGTGGAATGGGCCGACTGCCGACAGAACTGGTAGATGGTGTCGGTCGAACTGCCCCAGTTGGCGTCGATCAGGCACCGCTCGATCTTCAGGCTCGCCCCGTCATCCCTCGGCCACTCCCGCGTGAGCAGGTTGGCCGTCAGCTTCTCCAGCCCGCCGTAGATCTGCCCCTCGAGCCCAGCCTTTGGCGTCGCGTCGGCGAGCGTCACCTTCGCGTCGCGGAGGGTGTAGTAGGCCCGCCGCTGGTCGGGGAACGCCCCATAGTCGAGCACGTAGCCGGTGAAGTCGTCCTCCCAGGCCGCCACAAGCCACCACAGGAGCGAGGCTTGCACGTCGATCATCGCGGTCACCCGCGAGCACGCGACGGGAAGGTGGCCGCGGGGCATCCGGTTGAGCTTGGCCGCGACCTGGTCGGCAGTCAGATCCTCCGACCTTGCCTCTTCCTCTGGCAGCGGTTCGTTCTGGTACTCGGCGAAAAACGCCCGCTCGCCTCGGTCGAACCGCAGGTTCATCGCGTGCTGGATCGCCGAGAGCTCGTCGGCGTTCTTTCGCTGGGCCCACGCGACGCGCGACCCCTCATCCATCTCCTTGCGGTGCTTCCGGTAGAACGCCGTGGCCCGCTTTGCATCCCCGCCCTGGCGCCGATCCTCGTCGCGGAGCTGCCGGTAGGCCTCCCACAGCTTCTCATTCGTCGGGAAAGCGTAGACCAGCTTGGTTCGCGTGCCGTGCCACTCAGGATGCTTCTGGCGGTCGAGCAGGTTGTCGGCGACGTCGCCCGGTCGAATGACCGTGCAGGGCATGATGCCCGCGATCTTCTTCCCAGGACCGGCCAGCCCGAGCACCGCACCAGCAAGAATCCGCTCGCGGGAGTCGCACTGGCTTGGGCTGCGGGCGCTCGCGTCGGTCTGCGGGTCGTCGGGGATCACCAGCGTCGGCCGCACCGTCACACCGTCGGCCCGCTTGTGCTTCATGCCGCGGATGCCGCCGGTGATGCCGGCCACCTTGAGGATCGCGCCGCTGCCCTGCGAGGATCCATCGGGCCGGAGGAACGCTTGGTGATCTTTCCGCTCCGCCCAACCGATCGGCTTCAGGCTGGGCATCACGATCGTCTTGGCCGTCCACTCGATCCGCGTTCGCTCGCCGTTGTAGGTCTGGCCCGGGCATCGGTTGGCGATTCCTTCGAGCCGCGCGATCGGGATGCAGATCTCGGGATAGTCGGCGGCGAGTAGCTCGTTGACTTCAAGCTCGGCCTTGATTGAGTCGAGCATCGACTCAGCCGCACCCTCGTCCGATCCGATCAGGCAGGAGAACGGGTGGTAGCCGTTGATCGTCGCCCACTCGCACGCGACCTCGGCCAGCGACGTCTTGCCCGAACCGCGCGGCATGGCGGTGGCGAACAGTCCGCCCCGCAGCACCGCATCCTCGATCTGGCCGATCACCTTCAGATGATCGTCGCTCCACTTCAGAGCGAATGTCGGCTTGTGGTAGGTCTCGCAGTGCAGCCGGAAGTTCTTCGAGGCCGCCAGCCGTCGCCTGGGATTCGCCACGAAGCCGATGTCGCCGATGTCGCGGCCTTCCGCGGCTTGCGTTTTCTGGCGTTCGGCCGCCCGCTTCTTGTGCTCCTCGTAGCCCTGTTGGGGCATTGGGTAACTTTGCGAAAGAAAGTGAGGTCAGAATCTTGGCTGTTCCCGTGTGGGTCTTCTTTCCATCTTGAGCCAGGAAGGACCCGTGAACGGCCCATATATGGCCGGGATTCGTCCCATATGGGCCGGCCCATATGTGGGCTCATATGGGCCAGTCGGGATATGGGCCAGAGGGTCACTCCCACCACTTCGGAGCCACCCGGTCCGCCACCGCCATCACCTTCCGCCCCAGTGCCACGATTGGCGTCCCCACGGCCAGCACGACCAGGGCGAGCATCGCGACGATGGAAGCGATGGCCAGACGTGGGGTCACTGGTTCTTGTCCCTGACATGCCGGATAAGCTCCCGCATGTCCTCGATCTGAGTCCGAAGGTCGGCCCGGTCTTCCTCGGACTCTTTCAGCCGCGCGGCGAGACTTTCCCGATGCTGGGCCTCATAGGCTGCGAGCTCTTCACGCCTGGCTTTTGACCAGCGAGTGTAGAGGGTGATCAGGGTGAGCCCGAGTCCGAAGAGCCCGGTGTTGATCACGAGGAACCATTCGTTGATCGCCCGCACGTCGATGGCGGCGACAAGGTTGCCGAGTCCGCCGAGCATGAGCGCGGCGAGGGCGGCCAGTGGGCTGACAGGCTGAGAGTAGACGGTGTGATGCGGCACGGTTTCAGATTCCATGTCGCGGAGGCCTTGGGTTTACGGTACTACCGTTGGTGCGGTTTCTGCCCGCAGTCGGTTCGCGGCCGGCTGCGGGCTTTTTCGTTTGGAGGCAGGGCACGGCGGATCGGCCGGGAGATCCCAACCCACCCGCCGGCCCCACAATTTTGTCGGCGTCAGCAAAATGTTCAGCCCGCAACGTCTCCCGACGTGGCGGGGGCCGGAGCGCGTCTCAGCGAGGCCGCAGCAGGATGTCATACCGACCTGCCATCAGGGCCACGTTGCTGCCGACGACGATGAGCGTGGGCTCGGGCGTCGGCGGCTTGGGCGTCGGCGGAAGGTCCGGCGGCCTCGGGTCGGGCGTCGGCTTCGTAGGAGGCCCGTACCGCTCCACCACCTCGACGATGTCGCCACGCTGGGGTAGGAACAGACCCTGCTCGGCGAACGGCTGCATCAGGTTGCCGCGCGAGCTGTGCTGAAGGCCCAGGGCGTGGCCGACCTCGTGGGCGATCGTGCCTTGGAGGTACTTTCGGCCGTACTGGGCCCATGGCTCGGCCGTGTCGTAGCGTTGCTCGAGCCGAGTGTCCCGGCTGGCTCCGCACGGCAGGTACGACCAGGCCAGCACGCCACCGCGGCCACCCAGTCGCCCGGGCAGGCTGAAGATGTTGGCGGCCTGCGTCTCGACCCGCTTGAATGTCAGCCCGCAGACCGCCTCCCAGGAGTCGAGAGCGTCAAAGTAGGCCTCGCCAACCTGCTCGGCAGAAAGTCCGCCGATCGCCCCGATCCCGCAGTAGACGGTGATCTCCTTCATGGGCCAGGCGCACCGTCGCTCCTCTGGGCCCAGCATGTTGTCGGGGACGCCGCACCGAGGCAGGGCGAGGATCTCGGGCGCGGCCTCAACGGTGGCGATCGGGTTGGGGCCGAGGCCAAATTGCGCCCCCAGCCGCGCGAGGGCGGCGGGGACGTCAGCCGAGTCGCCGGGGTCGGTCTGGGCGAGCAGGCCGTACTGCTTCAGGTAGGCCAGCAGGCGGAGGCCGGTGACGCCCAGGTCGATCAGATTCATGGCGTCACCTCGGGTGCCTGCCCCAGCCCGCGGCCGTACTCGATCCACAGCCGGGCCATCTTCGCCGGCGTCTGGTTGCCGTCCTTCCAGGCCTGCTCGTAGGCCGCCAGAAGGCTCTTCCGAGCGTCGGCCGTGATCGCCTTGTCTTCACCGATGGCGGCGAGGTAGGCCGGTCCTTCGGCGTTCACGAACTCCTGGACCGTGGCCCACTCACCACGGGCCGCCCGTTGGCCGAAGGCAGAGTAGTGGGCCGCCAGCTTGGCCCGCACGGTTCCGATGATGGGGGCCGAGCGGCCAAGCTTCGACCAGGGGGTGTCGGGCTCGGGTTCCGGCTCGGGATCGGGGGCAGGGTTTGGGACCGGGGCTGGCGCGGGCGGGGCCGGGGGTGTGACACCCACCCGCACCAGCTCGGTCGTGCGGACCTCCCACGCCTTGCCGTCTACCACCACGATCACGTCCCTGGCCGGCCCATGCGCCAGAACGACCGGCGGGGCCTGAACGATCACGCAAAGAGAGACGGCGAGGGCGAAGGTCACGGGACGATCCTGATGTGATGAATGGCCCACCAAATCGCCCAGATGAGCCCAGCGATTCCAGCCGGGATGGCGATCAGCACAGCGGCCAAGCCAACACAGGCCAGCGCCACAATGCCGTCGAACGCCTTTGCGTAGCCACGTGCGTCCATGCTCTTACTTGCCGCCTCGCAGCTTGTCGATGACGGCTCGCACCACGGCATAGAGCTCGGGCGCGTGCTTCTTGATCGTCGCCAGCATGCGGACGAGGGCGAACACCTCGAGCACGCCGATCGCCGCGGCACCTTCCGGCGTCTCGGCCTGGTAGGCCTGGATCTCCTCAGCGGTGATCGGCGTGGCGAGCTCGACGGCCTGGTCGGTGACGTCGTCGAGGCTGAGGGCCTTGAGCGGCGGGGCACCGTCTTCCGGGTGGCCCACGAACTGGCCGAGGAGGACGCCTGTGATCCCCCAGCCGCGGTTGGCCTTGGTCTTCCAGTCGCCGGTGATCAAGTCGTTGACGTCGGCGAGGGCGACGTCGGTGGGATACGGGTAGCGCTTGCTCACGTGGTGACTCTCGATGGTGGCCAGCGGGCGTCCCTGCCCTGGTTTGGTGTCAGAGGTAGAAGTGAAGGTTGATCGTCGAGTTGTCGTAGGCCGCCACATCGGCGATCGGCGGCTCGATGTAGCTCGACTCGTCATCGCCGTCGACCTCGGCCTCGAGGGCCGCGGCCGTTTCGCCGTCGTCCTCTGGCTCGACGGCAGCGAGCTCGACCATGCGGGCCTCGATGGCCGCGATCGACTCGGCGGTGCTTTCCTCAATGGCCGCACGCGCCGCGGCGAGCTCGTCGGCCGTGGCGGTTGAGATCAGGTCGGCCAGAGATTGATGCAGGGCCATTTGTGGTCCTTGGGTTCGGGTTCGCCGCCCGGCCTTCAACAGGCCACAAGCGGTGCACACTCGGGATAGGTCGCGGCCTCTCGAATCCACCGATGTACGAGGCTCGTCGACCTCCCGAGCGTGCGGGCAATCTCCCGCACGGGCTTCGCCTCCACCTCGCGTTGGTGGAACGCCAGGATCTTCAGCAGCCGCAGCGAAGCGTCGGAGGGTCTCCCCCTTTTCTTCACCGTCGGCGGGTTCAGAATTTCCGCGATGCTCGGCATGCAGTCCCTCTACCCTATGCCGAAAAGTGAACTTAATTCGTAGTCTTGCAGACGTTTTCACCTGACTCTATAATGACTTACGGCAGCGTCAGGAGTGAAGAAAAATCATCTCCAGAAGGGGGCGGCCATGCGGGATCTCGGGCTCGGCGTGGAGTCGATGGCGGTGCTTGTGGCGGTGGTGGCGGGGCCAGGCTGCAAAACGGGCCACCCAGGCACGGCATGGACGCCACGGATCGACCTCGAGAAAGAGCACGGGGCCGGCCAGGTCGACCTGCTGATTGGGTCGGGATGGCTCGACGTGTGGGAGGGGGTGATCGGGGGGCCGCTGGTCACCCTCACCCCACTGGCCGCTGCCCGGCTGAATGTAGAGCTCGACGAGTTCGACACCGACGAGACGCCGGGGTGGGTAGCTTCTGGCGAGGCCGAGCACCCGGTGCGGGTGCCGCCGCTCCGCTACCACGTGCCGCTCCCCTATCCCGAGCGTGTGGTCGACAAGAGCTCAGTGCCGCCGGTCGAGTACCTCCGCGACGAGGCCTGGTCTGACGAGCCTGTCACTCTCTGGGGCATGCCGGTGCCGATCGACCACCGGATCCGCGGCAAGCGGGCGGGTTGATTTCGGGGCCCCCCTGTGTCTCAGAAGATACCGACATACTCTCTCTCTCTTTGAGAGAGTGTCGGTATCTTCCAGAGACACACCCCCCTGTGCACCGTTCTGCACCCGAACCGGCTCGAGCGACGTCGCTGGGCTCGGTTTGTACACCACGCGCACGAAAAAACCCCAGCGTTTCGGCCGGGGTGTTCAGGTGGCGCGTGCGTTGGGGTGCAAGAGGTCAGGGGTTCAAATCCCCTCGGCCCGATTAGCTGAGAGCGGTTTCTCCCTTGGCGCCGTGCACCCTTTGGTGCACCCTTCCGCCCCGGAGGAGGGTGGCAGGATGCCCCGGAAGCCCCGCCCGTGGTATCGCACGGGAGTCGACGCCTGGTACGTGAAGCTCGACGGCCGGCAGATCCGGCTGGCGGTGGGCAAGGCGTCCGAGGGCGAGGCGTGGGCCGCCCTGCACCGTCTGCTCGCCTCTGAGGGCCGCGGCGAGGCCCGGAGCGACCTGACGGTCTCCGAGGCCGCGGAGCTCTATCTCGATCACTGCCGGGCCACCACTGGGCCTCTGACCTACGGGACGAACCGGGCGCGGCTCCAGGTCGTCAGTGACCACCTCGGCCGCGAGCGGCTGGCCGAGCTCACGCCCGGCCGCATCGAGCGGTTCCTGGCCGAGGCCCGGGTGCGGCCGATGCGGGTGCAGGAGGGTGCATCCCGGCCGAGGAAGCCCCGCAGCGACGCCACACTGCGGGCCTGGCTCGTCGCCCTGCGTCAGGCAGTGCGGCACTGCCGGCGCGAGCGGCTGTACGATGGCCCAGACCCGCTGGAGGGCGTGAAGCTGCCGCCCACCGTCCGCCGTGAGCGGTTCCTCGACCTTGACGAGCAGCGTGCCCTGCTGGCGGTGGCCCGGGGTCCAATCGCCGACTTCCTGCGGCTGCAGCTCGCCACCGGGGCGAGACCCCACGTCCTGGCAGAGCTCGAGGCCCGCCACGTCGACTGGGCGAGCGGCGAGGCCCGGCTGCCGAGCAAGCGGCGGACCTACCTGCTTGTCGTGCCGAGGACCTTGCTGGCCCGGCTCCGCGAGCTGGCGGAGCTGCACCCGACCGGTCCCCTGCTCCGGAACTTCGAGGGGCAACCCTGGACCCGCAACGCCCTGCGGCTCCAGTTCCGCCGGCTCTGCCAGCGTGCGGGGATCCCCCCGGCGAGCCCCTACGCGGTGCGGCATGGCGTGGCCACCGAGGCCGTCGCCGGCGGGGAGAATGTCGCGATGGTGGCCCAGCTCATGAATCACGCGGATCTCACGATGTTCGCCCGGCACTACTCGCACCTCGGCCAGAAGCGGGCCGCGCTCAGGGAGGCGGCCGAAGGTGTCGCGGCTCGACTCGAAGCGGTCGACCAGGCCGAGCCTTCCGCCGCCGATCCACCGCCGGTGTCTGCCACGACGCCACGACCAGCGAAGCGGCCAGGTAAGCGTCGACCGCCTCGCGAGTGATCCGGATCGCCCCCCGCCCCGCGCCGACGCGGTAGTGCGAGAGCAGCCCCTCGGCGCACAGCTCGTACACCGTGCGCGGGTGCACCGCGAGCAGCGTCGCGACCTGGTCGGCTGTAAGCATCGCGGACCGCTCGGGCACGGAGTCACTCCCCCTCTCTCTCTCGGTTGTCGGTTGCCGGTGTCGGTGCGGTTGGTTCGTCCGTCGCGGGCAGGGCGTCGAGTTCTCGTGCAAACCGCGCTGCGGCTTCTGATGCCGCCAAAGCGTCGGCGTCCGGATAAGTCGGGGGGTCCAGGTAATCGCGGATATCAACCGCGACTGCGCCCGTCGCTGGCGGATCGTCGAGGCTGGCGGCGGCTATGTCCGTTGCAAGCTGCGCATGGAACCAGTCTGGCCGGTTTGGCGATGGCGGCATGGGCCACCACCAGTCGGGCGGACAGTCGGACATCTCTTCCTCCATGTCCCGCGCGACGATGTAGACCATGCCATTGTTGCCCATGCGGAACATGCCGTAATCGTTGATTGGGGCTGACCAGTAGCCTAGATATGTGCCTGGCTCTGGCTTCTCGTTTTTCCACAGGCGGCATCGTCGCTCTTCGATTAGCCGCTTGAGCCGGTCAAGCGTGTCGCCCGCCGCTTTCTGCCATGCGTCCCTCTGTGCCTTGTACTGGTCCCGCTCGGCTCGCGCCTCGTTCCATTTGTCCTGCATCCTCGACCGGCCGCGTTCGACCAGCTTGATGTGGTCCAGGACGGCTTTTATCGCCTCGGCATCTTTTCGGAACGCGCCAACAGCTTGACCATCACCGTCTAGCGATCGGTCAAGTATCTCGCGTCGCAGCTCATCCACGGCTTCGATCGCTTCGTCCGACGTCATCGCTCCCCCTTGCCCGCCGCGGGCTCTTGCGTCGTCTCGTCAACCGGCTGGCTAATCAGCTCCCGGACATGCACTCGTTTGTATCCACCCCGAGTCATGAGGTATTCGCGATGTGCCATCGCTTCGGCGTAGGTGCCAAACGACGACACGCCGCCATAGCCCTCGCTGGGGTAATACGCGGCCACCTGCCACGTTGAGAATCGACGCCACACCATCACTCATCCCCCTCTCTCGCGCGGTTGTCGGTTGCCGGTGTCGGTGTGGCTGGCTCCCCCGTCGCCGGCAAGGCTTCAAGGTTGGCGGCGGCGCGGACGGCTGCGGCTTTGGTGGGGTATCTCTTGAGGTCGTCATCCTCCCAATCGTCGCCAATCTTCTCGACGCACCCTGGAACGAAATTTGAGGGGCCGTCGTCTTCCTGCCTGCCGTACTCCGGCCACGCCTCAATCAACCGATCCCGCTCCGCTTCCGCCCTCTCCCTCGCGGCGGTCTCGGCGGCGAGGGCGGCTTTAACAACCTTCCAGGCTGTCTTGTCGTCGCCGAAGTGGTAGCAATGTCGGCTTAGGTGTTGAATCGCTTCATCCGTCGTCATCTCATCCCCCTTCGTGTGTTCGCCCCCTCCCCTCACCAACCAAATCTGCGGGGAGGGGGCTGGACCCGGCCACGAGCCGGGGCGTTTCGGTGAATCCTCCCCCTGCCCACCCGGCGGAACGGAACAAACCAACGGGCAGGCAGGGG